GCGAAGATCGTATCTTTGACGCCACTCTGTAGGTCTTCAAACTTGGAGCCATACTGCTCCTGCATGGTCTCGCTGATTTTGCCCATACCCGCAGCGAGGCCGGCCTGCAAGCCGCCGGTGGCGAACGCCTTTAAGGGGTCTTGCCCATACACAAGTGCAGTGGTCGCCGACTTAGTGCCTGCACCTACAATGTTTGCCATTATGGCAGAGCCACCAGCCTTTGCTACTGCCTTGGATGCGTATTGCCCCGCTGTAGCGCCGAGCTTCGCCCCTGCGTAAGAGATGGCCGCTGCCTTAACTGCGTCCGCAAGATTGCCCCCCTTAGCGAGTACGGAAGCGCCGTCAATGAGTGGGATAGCCCACATGTTACCTGTAGCAACGGCTGCGATTGTAGCAATGGTCTTAATGGGGTCGTCAAGCGCGTATTGAATAACGTCGCCGACACCCTTAACAACGGGCTCGATAATCTCGTCAACAACCCACTCGATAGCATCGCCAACAACGCCAACGACGCTTTTAACGACGTCTACCGCAGCGTTTACAACTTTTTTGACGACCTTGACGACTGCTGACATGTTACATCACCTCAGTAAGGGGTATCTCACCCAGAGTTACGAACGCCTTGGAGTTACCATCTGCCAACCGCCCTACGGCGATCTTTGTGTCCGCACGATCTGCGTACCGTTTCCACGCTTGGAACGCGCTATCGTATATAGCACCGTCGTATTCAGACACGTACCGCCTTACGCCTATATCTTGCAGGTGTGTGAAATATCGTAGTCCGTTGGCAATGAAGTTCTGCGCGGTGTCCACGTTGAACGCACGGCCCCACATCAGGTCTTTTTCCTTGCCCGTCCCGCGGTGCGCTAGAAACACAGTGTTCCCAGACTGCATCATGTTTACATTTTCCATAGTCATCTCTTTGGCGATACTCGCTAGGGCCGCGGTTGGGGGTATACCACCTAGGTCCAGTTCACTTACAACCATGCTAATGATCGTAGGGGCGGGTAGGGGTTCTTGTTTACTATCTACTACAGTAAGCATCTTACACCTCCGTAGAGAATAGTGCAGCGGAGTAGATGTTACCCATACCTGCAGCTAGGCTGATGAATTTGTCACCACGAACGAAGGTATCCTCAGACACAAAAACGGGATCAGAATCCGTACGGTTCTGAATTGCGGGTAGTTTACCAGTTTTAATGTCTCGAAGCATGAGAGCAGTCTCCAACAATCCGCTGGCCCCCATAGTGTGTCCGATTCGTGGTTTGTATGAAGTTGCTACAAACTCGGGAAGCGTTCGAGTGAGGGCCGTTTTTTCTGCAGCATTGTTGACCGGCGTACCAGTACCATGCGTTTTAACCATCTGTACACTATCTGCGGGGGTTTTGGCTACCCATAAAGCGCCTTCTACCGCCTTACTGTACCCAGCGCCGTCATCCCGTTCACCTAGCGGGTTAGTATTATCTTCCGCTGCACTGTATGCACCGAGGAATTTGGCTACTGGTTCCGTTGTCGGTTCAGTCTCAAACACCGATAGCACTGCGCCCTGCCCGAGATAGAACCCTTGATTTTTGCCGTCAAATGCGGACGGTTGCATGTCTTGATCCGCCTGTATACTGGCACCGGCTTCGCCGAAGAACTCTAGTGATAAGTTGTTCACGGCATCTTCTCCACTCAACACGATGACCCGAGTGAAGCCATAGTTGGTTATTAGATTGTAGACGTCCATCAACACTTTGAGACTCGATGCACAGGCGCTTGCGTCCGTAGATACATGGTCAACTGGACCAAACATGCTGGCGATTCGCCCTGCGTAGATGTTGGTCAGCACGATAAACGGCACCTTGACCTTGTAGTGCAGCTCCGCCTCTGGGTTCTTGTCGTAACGCCCGTTGTTACCCATCCAGCCTTGGTTACCTGCGGCAAAGATAAAGGCGGTCTTACCCGATGTTTTATTGTTCCGTACGTATTCTCGTGCGTCTTGTGTGACAACACTCTCAAGCAGCTTGTGGGGTGGATACGACATACCCGACTTGGCTCGACGAAACGTCTCCGGGATAATATGTGCACGTTGCGGGTACTTAATGTCGTCCACTAGGGTGGTGGTTTCCGTGTACGCAGTTTCACAGCAGGTCATGTATATCATTTCACTGCCCTCATGGCTTCGTCTACGGATTCAAACGTCTTGACCTTGTGCTCGTCAATGAAGTCCCTGGCATCCTGCAGCGTTTCGAGTTTGGGTGGACTGTCCGCCACCTCTTCTGGAATACCGTGCATATCACCCAGAGTCATAAAGATCAGAGCATAGTCCAGACTATCCAAGCCAAGGTCTGTCAGCACGGCGTCCATACTGTCAGGTGGCAGATAATCATCTAATGTTGGTTTGCATTCACGCACTACGGCGTCAAAAAGTTCTAAAAAGTCCATTACGCACCTCGTTTGTTAAGGGTGCCCACAGTCTACAATAGAAGAACATTCCATACAAGTTACTGACGAAGGATACAGCCACAATGGTCGAGGGTACCCCCGGATGCGGGAATGTCGGGGCGCGGGTATGCAGGCTGAACGTGTCAACCACGGGCTTACATGCGCCTACAGCTGAATTTGTTGGATTACCAAGTTCGCCGCTGGTGAGCTGGGGGCGAAAGCTGTCGCGGGGACGGCCGATAGGGCAACCGCGGTGTCTGTCGCGGCCATCATGACCTCGACGTAGTCCCCCGCGTTCATAGATACTGACTCCGCGACAAACACCGAGGTGTAGACGCCATTGCCAGTAATGCCAATAAGTCGAGACGAGTCTGGAATATCTACACCGTTTTTTCGTATCCACGAGTAGATATTCTTTGCGGAGGCGTTCGTGCTAGAATACTGCAGTGAAGCCGATACGGAGTAAAAGCCGGAGCCCGCGACAACGATACGAGACGCTGGGGTGCCTATAGTAACCCCGTTACTAAGCAGTACGCTACCGAACGCAATCGCATACGGCGTGTTTACAACTGCCGGGGAATAGCTCGTATTCCTAGAAAAAGTACCATAGGACTTCTGCTGCTCAATAACGGGGCGGACAAATATCACTCCGTCGGTGGAGCCCACCTGTATAATTAACCCAAGGACTACGACACTTTCAGGTGCAGTAGGTTTGACATTGGTGAAAGCCCCTGCGGTGATGGGCGACGCATATATTATATCCCCTTGTGCGAACGCACTCGTATCAACCCCGCGCACAAACCCCAAAGTAGTGCAGTAGCCCTTTTGCCCAGAATCGGGCAGCTCGTGGGTCATCACCCCCAGAGCATACAGCGTGGACTGCGTACCATCAGCAAGGTACGGAGAAATACTTATTGCGTCGTTTGTGGCCCCGACAAAGCCAACTACAGTCCCGTTAGGGATGGTCACACCTGTGCTGTTCTGCACCCGCGCATACAGTTCTTGCCCGACCTGTTGGACGACCCCATACTCCAAGTCCACTTCCAAAGTAGCATCGGTAGGGTCCCAGTCTACTCTACCTGTCTGGTGTGGGGCGGCTCCAGACGTAGTATCGAAGTCAATATAATCTACCTCCTGCCCCCAGTCTAACCGCCGCTGCATCGCTTCGACGCGGTTAAAATATAGCCGTAGGATGTTGTTGAGTTGGTCTTGATACTGCCGGCTGTACTGGTCAGTTGCCGACGGAAGCGCTGGAGGCGCTGGGGGGTTAATATCATCCTCGGAGGTGACAATTAGTGCCATTATCGTCTCCCGTCAGGTCGCATGTCGATGCGGGGGGCACCGAGCTGCCACGTCACACCTTCTCCAGTGGACTCGACTTTCATGGCCATCTGACGCCCCCGCACGCGGGTGAAAATCTGCCCCGTGAACGCCTCGATAGGTAGCACCGCGGAGCGGGATATGACCCGACTGTTACTACCACCGACCGATGCAGGATCGTTGTACCCCGAACCTGAGTTAGCCATAGGCAGCAGGGTCATGGTGGCGCTTGGCGCTGTCGCGGTAGAACCGTCGAAACGAATGTCCGGCAGTATGCGCCAGACAAAGGCGAACTGGTGCCCGTCATCAAGGTCGAACTCTGCTGAGGCGATGTAGGCGTGTATGGGCAGTGTCGTACCCGTCTCGTTGTCGTCAACACCCAACTCGTGTTCTACGAGGTTATTGCTGTATGTGGCGCCCAGTGGACGATCTCGTAGTCCAGAGTCCAACCATGCGGTTCGTGACATCGTGCCGTAATACCACACATCCTCCATGTAGTTATACACCACATAGCGGTCATTCTGAGTGACGTCCTGCGAGCAGTAGAACCACCACACCTCGTGGTAGGCCTCGTTAGTACCTGCAACGACCTGCTCGTACTGTTGATCGTTAAAATCTTCGAAGATAAACTTGCGTAGGTCGCACCGTAGGGGCTGCACGCGGCCATCGTACTTATAGAACTTGTCCTTACCCATCCAGTATGCCGTGCCATTGGCGTATGCTACGGCGTTCTGCCCAGCGATAGAGATGTTCTCTCCAACTAACTGCGCAGTCCAGACAACGGGCGCTCCTACGTACTGCAGGGAATATAGCGCCGCATCAGTCCACACGAGCACCTCTTGGCGGGATTGTTTTGCCGCAACAATTTTACTGCCTCGGGAGAGTGTGAGGAACCCTGCCTGCGACGTCACAGACGGCGTCCAGTCCACAGCACTACCTTGGTCAGACCACCGGATCAGCATCGGGTTAACCGTAGCACTGCCAAACTCGTTTGCCCCAAAAGCGAAGACAAACCGGTTAATGTCCGATATCTCAATTAGCTGCTGCGATAATGGCACGTCAGACGCACCGGCCAAAGTAGATAACTCGACACCTCGCGAGCCCGTACCGCTTGTGGCGTCCCAGTAGTAAATCGGACCCCCACGAGGGCCAAAAATAAGGTCTTCCCCGAAGTTAGACTGGTTCCATAGGCGAATAGCGCTAGTCGAAGAAGCTCCAATACCCCACGTACCGGAGCCCCAAAAAGATGCGCCCCAGCCATTTTGCGGTATCGCAAACGCACTACCTACGTTGATCTGGTACACCGCGGTGACTGTTCCCCCACCCGTCGCTGTGCTCGTAGCCGCAGTGCCGACGTCGATGGTGTATTCGTTCGGTGTCGTGGTGAGCGTAAGTTGGTACTCTCCGACTACCGTAATACCCCCAACGGCGGTGGCACCGCTAAACGTCACGAAGTCACCATCCGCATACCCCCCGTTCGCATCTGTTACCACGACAACAGGTGAACCCGAAGTAGTCTCAAACGGGTTAGTGAGGACTACGGTGTCTCGTAGTGGGGTAATGTCGTTGTAGGCACCGCCCTGCTCAATATAGAACTTTAGGTTAGTGCCTACGCCAATTAGGTTTTGGCTTCCAAGAGTTACCCAGTTCCACAGAGACCGAC